ATGCCGCAGGAACGGCAATCAGTGTGCCGAGCACAGCGGCCATCTTAAGCAATGAGCTCCAATCCACGGTATTAAGAACTTTCCCAGCGGCGGCAAATATCAGCATTGCCGAAGAGATTTCGATCATCGCCATTGACAAAGCGCCAACTCCATCGGACCCGAATACTTCACCTAAAACGGCTAATATGGATATCACTGAAACTAATTCCACGAGAGTTGCGGCCGTTTTCGATAAGTCTGCCCCATTTAAAAGCGCGGCAGCCGCTGCAAATACTATTAATGACGCTGAAATCGTGATGAATGTACTTGCTAGCTTTTTAATCTTTTTTACATCAAAATTGTCGTTTAGGATCGAAAGCACTGCTACGACAGTCGTCAGCTCAAGAAGAGCGATTGCGGTGTTTGCTAGATTTGCAGACTGGAGCAGCCTCGCAGCGACAGCAAAAATAAGCAGAGACCCAGCAACAGTGGTAAATGCCTCTGCGAGCTTCGCTATATTCTTTGTTTTTAACGGGAGGGCCGAAATCGTATACAAAATCAGCACAACGCCGAGTAGTTCGCCCAAGGCTCGTGACGCGTTCCCTATATCAATTCCGTCCATTAAGGCAGCGGCGGCTGCAAATTCTAACAGCGCAAGTCCAAGAGACGAGAATAAGTCCCCAAGAGCATTAAGTGTAACGTATAGTGCTCCAATTCCTTTTAAACCGTTCAACGCTGTCAAATTTGCTATTACAGCCGAAATTCCGAACAGCACTAAGAACAGATTTGCCAGCTTGTCAAGCAACACAAACACGTTGTCGAGGCCGTTAGCGTCAATGCTGCTAAATACCTTGGCCGCCAATGCTACGGCAAGTATTGCGCCCCCGATCAATAAAAGAGCTTTTCCAATCTTCTTTGTAATAAATATCGCTGGTAAAAACGATATAGCAGCTTTTAAAAGCACCGATCCTACACTGCCAAGTATGGACAAAAGATCGTCTTTAACCGGCCCACCAATAAACTCAGACACCGTATGAATAACTTTGCCGGCAGCTTCTAATAATTGAGGGAGGGAATCGTTCAAAGCGTTTATAGCGCCAGCGATAAGCCCAGAAATCCCGGATACGATTACTGGGATAAAGTCTCCAATCAAATCGATAAGCGAAGTTATAAAGGTGCTTATTACTCCTGAAGTTTTTATGCCAGAAAGAATGCTCGATCCGGCTGAGAATATCTCGGTAATAAGCTTCGATACGTGAGGCGCTATAGACGAGATGAACGCCGTTATGGAGTCAAGAATTGTTCCGCTTGTCTCAGTGACGAAACTCGCTATGTTCTTTACCAATCCCTGTATGGCATTTTGAATAATTGGTAAACCGTCGGAAATCCCATCTATTACAGCGCTTATCAATTGGGCTACTCCACTAGAGACAGTGCTTAAATGTCCTCTAAAACTCGATATTAATTCTTGGACAACACTTCCGCCAAATTGTTCAATTTCAGGAGATTTCTCTTTTTTCGAAAACGCGTTTTTTATTGTCTCAAATACACTTTTAGCAAACTCTCTAATCGCCTTCGCGATAGATGCGCCGCCACCTGAAAAACCGTCTAAAAAAGCTTGAACGACATTTTGCCCGGATTCGTTTAACTTATTAATAGATTCGACAATCAACTCAACGCCGCCGTTTTTCTTAAACGCGTTTATAAATTCGATTATCTTTGCGGTAGCCTTCTTAAGATTCTGGTCAATAAACTTGGCAAGACGCTCTATTTTTTCTGTAAGCCAAGAAATAACATTTCCTATTGTGTAAGCGGGTGCTATATCCGCATCGCTAAAAGCATTATGAATACTCCGGCCGATTAAAGTAAGATAATATATAAAATTTCCGAAAACCCCAATCAAAGGCGAGAAAGCCTTTAATAGATTCTTAACGTGCCCAAGAAAAGTTCCAAGGCCGCTTACCAACGCGCCTAGTATTTTAGCAAGTGACAGTGCAACGTCGTGAACTTTCTGCTGCTCGTCATCTGTAAGCTGAAGGAAAAACGCCCAATTCTTAAATTCTTTTGAGATTGCAAATATCTTTTCTGCAACTCCAGCGCCAAAGAAATTGAACACCTCTCCGAATGCCTCTTTAAACGGCCCAATTACAGTAGAAAGGGACCCGACTAAATTGTAGATGCCCTGGACAAGCTCCGTTCTTCCGCCAAGTGCATTCCATTGCGTTGTGAGATTCGTAATGCCTTCAAGAGGCCCCATAAAGACCCCATATAGCAAATCGCTGAAATCGGTCCAAAGCTCAGTGGATTCTTCCGCGTTACCAAAAACATTTTCAAATATCTTTTTCCATGCGGATGATGCAGCATCTGCAACTGCGTTTACTGCTTCTCCAAAAGTCCTTGCTTCCTGAGCGGCTAAAAACGTCCTTTTTCCATATTCGTCAGTGATACCATTCAGAGCATCAAATCGCTCCATTAGCTCATTAACACTGAGTCCGGCGTTCTCTTCAGCTTTACTAAATTCATAAAGTGAACTGGCGTATCCGCCATAAGCTTCGCCAAGAACTTTTTTCATTACCGCGGTGGTAAGCCACTTTCCCTTTTGGTTTCCGAGAGTTTGTTCAAAAGTGCCAACGTCGACGTCTAAGCCAGTCTTTGCAACTCGGTATAAATCCTCATTAACCTTTATCAATGTTCCAGCTTCGACCGCAGCTTCCATGTAACGCTTCTTTAAATCTTCCGTTGTTGCGTTCATGGTGGATAAGCTTCGCCATTCTTTAAGCTGCATGTAGCCATTGCTCATAGCCTTGGAATATATGTTAAACGCCCCTGATGCCTCTTCAGCAGCAAGACCCGCATACGAAAGCGAGTTGCCAAGACCCATTAGCATTGGTATCGATTCGTCAATCGATATGCCTTGCGACGAGAAGTTCTTTAGAGCCGAAACCATGGCGTTATAGCTATAAGAAGTTGCGTCAGAATACCAAGACAAACCCTCCAACTTCTCCGTTACTTCGTCAATGCTTTTTCCAGACTGGTTCATTATAGCTTTGACATCTTTAGTCGCAGAGGTGTACTTCTGAAAACCTTGAGCAACAGGGTCGACCGTAAGCGAACTCGCTATTTCAAGCCCTAAATCAGCAACTTTTGAACCAATCCTCAGTAGCGCGCCAACGGCGATCGTCTCTAAAACGGAAAAACCCTTTCCTACAGAGTCGAGGGCGTCAGAGATTGGGCTCATATCGGTACTGTCTATAGTGTCCTGTATGCTTGAAAAATTATCGGCAATGCCATCTCCAAATTTTCCTTTTTCAAGCCCAAGTAAACCTTTTTCAAATTTGTCAAGTGAACTCAATGAACTACTTACGCCATCTTCAAATCCATCGTTATCAAATTCGACCTTTACAATCCGGTCGTCGACAACATTACTTGGCATCGCCAATCACCTCCCCCCATAAACTATTTGCGATCTCATCGAACACGGGCTCTATCGCAGGAGTAATAAAATCATGCCCAGAAATATATCTTCCACTTCCGGTGCCATGTCCATAAACAAGAAGAAGCACTATAGGTATTCCGGATGTTGTCCTATTAGAATTCTCCCATGTAATAGTTGCACTATCGGAACCGACATTAATCGAATAGCTCCAGGATTGCTGCGTAAGCCCGGTTCTTACAGGCGTTACCTCCATAAGAGCTTGTTTTCCTCGTTCAGCGTATTCTTCGAGTTTATCATAAAAGCGTTTTTCTTTAAGCCGTTTTAAAAAAGCGGTCATGTTCTTAAAATCGCCTTTACTGCTAACTTTAATACTTGGTCTATTAAGCATGACTAACCCCTTGTCCCAAGACTTGCTTTACGCTGCTCGTTTAAACTCTTGTAGTAGTTGATTGTGTCTCTTTTGCTCATCTTCTTTTTGGGGGAATTCTTGATTCCACAAATCCTGATAAGCGTAAGAAGTCTATTTATGTGCCATTTTTCGCATTCGAAAGGAATGTTGTACGCGATCATCCAGTAATATATAAGTTCTGACGTAACAACTTCTTTTCTAGCTGGCCTAGCATTTGAATGCGAAGTAAATGTCGTTGCGGTCATTGGAGCGCTTATATAATCTCTAATTGCGTCATAATTCTTTTTAGAAAGGCAGGAATATAAAAGATCATCAACTTGATTTGAGTTGATCGTCATGCATTTTATGTAGTCAAGAAGCTCGGCATCAGTCTTGCCATTATCTATAAAAAACGGTTTACACCATTTTGCTTCCCATTTTGAAATACTGACAAGCGAATGCTCCAGATTTAAGCGAGCGCCATGAACCATGTGAAACTCGTTAGTATTCTCGTTATAAAATTCACCGCCTTCGACATAAATCTGAAGCATCGCCATTACCTCCTACATTACGCCGATTGGAAGGTCCTTTACTTCAAGTCCCTCAGCGTTGACATCGCTAAGAATGTCCTTAGGAAGGGTTCCTTTAACAAAATCAGCAAAAGCCTTTGCATCGCTGAAAAGGCTAGTGTAAATCATGTCGTAAGGAATAGAACACTCAAAGCGCTTAGTGATCTCCGGAGTCTTCATGAAAGACCTTCCGTCCGGGGTCTTTTCGCCATAAGCAAACAATACGATCTCCTTAATAAGAGCCAGGATTTCGTACTTATTCTGAGATGCGATGATTCGCTCAATTTTTGCTTTGAGCCCGCCGTCCGGGCCAGAGGCCATTCCAGCAAGTTCGGATTTGGAAATGTTGAACCAGCAGGTCTCGGTTACTTTCTCGTCATCGAAGTTCATGTAGGTTACAGTCTTAGAAATCATTGTGATTCTCTCCTTTCCAATAAAAAGAGGGCGCCTGAAGTAGACGCCCCCAAAAAATCGCTTATTTACCCGAAGATATCTTCCATTATCTCTTTGGGCAGCGGAAGCCTTGCGACGGTTCCTTCGGTGGTGCCATCTCCGTCAGTTCCATAAAGAATATCTTTCAGTGCCGCAAGCTTAACTGGATCAGCCTTAGTGGAGTCAATGGTGATGATTGCAGTAGCTCTGTGGTCCGGAACATTCACAGGAACAGTCTCGAAATCCCAAGAGAATTCGATGGGCTCGGGGCTGTCGTTAATGGTCTGATACTCCCTCTCCGAAGGAGATACGGTGGCACCATAAACGAGATGGATCTTGTAACCGTAGTCGTTTCCTGCTACATCGTTGCCCATAGTGGTTGTATAGCAAAGGCCAAAGGTCTTTCTGAACTGCTGACCAACTACTACACCATCAAAAAGAGACGCTTCACCATTGCACTGAGCAAATTCCTCGGGGTAAGTGTACGCATTGATGGTTCCGTTGAAATCTTCAGTACCTCTGATAGACAGATACTTAATATCGTCAGCATAGAAATCATTGGCATCAGCTCCTTCCGGGCTTTCGGAAACGGAAGTAAGACCATTCCAAGCAACACCTTCAGGATAAGTACCGGCAGAACCCTGCTCGGTAGACATAACATAAAGAACAGCGTTCTTTACGCCAGTTTCATAAATATGCTCGCCAGTAGCATCCCAAACAAGTTTAGGCATGTTATTCCTCCTTAGTAGAATAAACTGTACACGTCATGGTTTAAATTGTCGTTTACAAAGTGGCGATTGTACTTAATTGTAGGAAAGCGCATCGCCAGCTTGGGTATGAGAATGGAATCTGGATCTTTTTCTATCACTGTAATCGTATAAGACTGGTCATAAGTGTATGGCATGTCATTTGCGTAGGTTGTTGACCCAAACGCTCTTTCATATACGATGCAAGGATATATAAGCCGTACCGATTCCGGGGGCTGAAAATATACATGAGGAGTTAGCCCGTTTTCGCTCATAAAAGCGCAAAGCTCTTCATGAAGAGACAGTCTACTCCCCATTGTATTCGCCTCCTAGAGTTAGTATTAGTCTAGGTCTTTGAACATCTACAGAAGTTACTTTCCATCTAACGCCTTGGAAATCAACCCATTTGATCCGGCTAAAATGCTGATAGGCATATTCGTCCGCCACAATGCTGATCTGGTTCCCAATTGTCAAATTATCATTTACACCAGAAGACGTCCTCCAATAGCTGTTAAGCCGGAGGACGTCCCCATAGTAATAATACTCAGTTACTTTATCTGTCCAAACACCGGGGCGATTTTCAACGCTTTCTGCATACCCTACTTTACCGTAAAATCTCCCCATTTTGATTTTTCCTAAATATTAGGCGTTGAGGAGCTTCAGCATCCTGAGGCTGTAGGTTTTGGTCTCTTCGAGATCGTCCTTAACAGCAGTTACCTTGACCTTCTGGTTCCTGTTTGCAACGCGGATCACAACAACGCCGTTTTCATCGGGAGTAAAGGTCTCGCCGTTGGACTCGACGGTCACAGTTGCGCCTTCGGTTGCGGTGACGGAAAGTGCAAGGTAATTACCGGACTGGAGTGCGGGGTCTTCACTGTAATCAGCGTTAGCCGCGAACTTCAGGGTTCCTTCGATGAAGGTGTCATTTACGATGATTCCGCTCTGGAAATTGCCGCCATCGGGATCGGGCTCAACAGTAAGGGTGACAGCATCGCTGTACTCCAGAACGATTGCGGAATAGGGCTTGATCAGAGCGCCAGAGCATCTGGTCTCGATCAGATACTTCTGCTGGTTGTAGTCGATGTCAAAGTCATCAAACATGTTGATAGCTCCACCCTTGTCAGCGCCAATATTGTAGTCGACAGGGTTTACGATGATGCCGGCAAGAGTCTTGGTGGTGGCGCCATCGACTCTAGTAAGGTTCTCCATGACGGGTACAGTTACGATGTCAGAAACTCTGAGAGCGTTCTTGAGCTTGTCCATGGAGTCATAGATGATCCTGCCCATGCCGTCCTCGATCAGAAGCATATCGGTGAGGGTATCTTCAGTGGTGAAGAGAATGGGGCTTCCGGAACCCTTATAGTTCTTTCTGCTCTTTACAGCAGCTTTGATGAAAGCCTTAGCCTTCTGAGAGTCGGTAGCGCCATTAGCAACGGTTACGACCTGCTTAATGGTGTAAAGGTCGGCATCGGTCCAGATGGGCCTGATGTTGAGCTCGGAGATCTTGTCGTCAGAGTCGGCGGACCTTCCGTCGCCAACGAGAACCGCCCTTGCGATTTCCTCGTCAAGCATCATTCTCATTTCGGTCTTGATCCATGCGACAACGTCGAAATCGGTAATGTCGATAACGTCGTCCCTATCGAGCTTCTGCTTCTTGTAAACAGTGGTCGGGGTGGTGGTTCTCTTCAGAAGGCCGAATACCTCTTCCTTCTTCATGTTGCCCTTGATATAGCCCTTAGCCCTTGCGTCAGCTTCGGTGATATCAGCGAACATGCTCTTGATTCTGGAGAACGGAGTGTGGTGAGTTCTCTTCATGAGCTTGTCTACCCACTCGTCGTTCCTCTTAATAAACTCGGGAGGATTGTTCAGACTCTTAGCATCGGGGAACAGCCATTCGATGTTCTCGATACCATAGTCCTCGGCATGAGCGAGGAAGCTTTCCTTAAGGCTTCCAAACCTCTTACCGTCCTCGATGATGGTCATCATATCGCTGTGAGAAAGAACGTTCTCGTTTCCAGCTTCGCCATCAAATACATTATGCTTCATGTCGTCATTACCTCCGTCAATGTCTGAATGTTCTGCTTCGTCGTCAGCTCCGTTCTTCTCAAGAGCCTGGCCGATCATAAAATAAACTACTTTCTTCTGTTCTTCTGTAAGGGTATCAAATACGTCCTTTACAGTCTTTTCTTTGGAATCGGGCATCTCTTCCTTCTCCTCTTCTTTCTCTTCTTCCTTTTCTTCCTTGTCTTCGTGGAAGAGCTCTATTTCCGTACTGTTATAGATAATGCCTTCGTCTTCTACGGTTTCTCCGGAATGAGCAAGCACGGGATTATCGATAAATATCCACTCTCCATCTTCTTCGCCATGGCTAATGTCGTCTATAACGGCGCCAGGGTTAGCCCCAGAAAGAACAAGGCTAACTTCCCGAATAGCTCCATGAATGACGTCTCCGCCATTCTGCTTAAGCTGATTTGCGTAGATGGAAAGATGGGTTACATCACCGTGCATTACTGCTTCTTTCGCGGTAAGGCCCATATCAGACTCATTAAAATATCCGTAGGTGTATACGCCTTGCGGCCTATTCTGCAGCAAAGCATACCCGAGAATGTTGTCTGGTGAATTATGCTGATGCTGCCATACAAGGGGGACTTTCTGACCGTCGTTGCCCTTAAATGCGTCACGACGGATAGTTCTTCCGTCAGAGCATTTGACATCGTTTCGAGTAGCCCACCCGCTAAAGTCATACTTTTCTGGCATTTTGAATTTTTCTCCTTCTATTAAAAACATTCCTAATTATTCATGTTCATTGCCTCATGCTAGCAATATGTCTTAACCAGGCAATTCGCAATAGTTATTAGTAAACATTCTTAACTTATCTAGATTGTCCGCGACGCTTCTTATCGTCCTTTAATGATGAATAAGACCATTTTCTAATTTGCGATTTGCTTGCCGAGCTAGCTGGAGTCTCCTTAGATTTAGTAGTCCCAGCCGGGGCCTTATTATTGGCATCCGCCGAAGATTTGACAGTTTTGCCTCCGCTGTTCGAAGACTTCTTAGAGCTCTTCTTTGTTTTGACCATTTCGGAGTCATTAAGGAGCGCATCAAGCTCGCTAGCGAGAGAGTTCTCTGCATTTAATTTTATTTCGGACACCTTAGTATCATACGCAGTCTTTAGAGCGGTCTTTCTTGCCTCATAATCTTCACTTGCACTAGTTCTCTCAGATTCAAGAGCGGACTTATAAACTTCCGTATTCTTCCTATGAAGTTTTTTAGCGCTTTCCGAACGACTTTTATGCGCGGCGTCATAAGAGGCCTTGTTTTCATTATGCTCCTTAGAATAAGTTTCCCTATTCTTAGCATGCTCTTCAGTAAAGCCTGCTTTTTCGGTCGCAAACGCTTCCCTCAGTTTTCCACGCTCCGTTGCATTATCTTCCCTAAGCTTTGCAATTTCTTTTCTAATACGATCTCTATTTGCAGCTTTATCCTCTTTACTCATGCCGGAAAGCTCTTCTTGCAGTTTTTCGATACCACTTTGCATCGTCTGCTTATGGCGCTCGACCTCGCTAGTCATTCTTTCTTGAGCTTGCTTAATATTCTTGGTCTTTTCTTCAGCGCTTCGCTCCGTCTTAGACTTTCGCTGCTCAAGAGAATTTTCGGTGTTACGCTTCTTTTGCTCGCTGCTCTTTTCTATAGCACTTTGCATGTTCGCTCTTGAAGCTTCTACAGAAGATTTGTAGTTAGCTCTAGCAGAATCAATTCGAGATTTTCTCGCACTTCTTAGCGCGTCAGACGTAGATTTATACTGCCCTTTTGCGCTGTCAAGCCGTCCTTTCTTTTCCTCGTTGATCCTTGACTTAACATATTCATAAGCTTCTTTGCCCTTCTCATTTAGCTTAGAGGTACTTCTTCCTTTAAGCTTTCTATGCTCCATATAATACTGGTGGGCATATTCAGGATCGTAATAAGGAGAGGCATAGTGCTTGAGTTCATCGGAATATCTTATCTTCATCATTCCAAGGTCCATCACTCATTCACCAGCCTTTCAAGCTCATCAAGCTGAGAATCGATATCATCAAGGTCGCCTTCAAGGTCGGAAGAATCAACTTCTGGTTCCTCGTCGAGCAAGTCTTCTTCTGTGTAAGGCATATCCTGCATCGGCATGTTCTTATTAGAAAGTTCATTTGCTCTTGCAGTATCAACCGGCTTGTAGCCAATGATTCCTCTCATTTCATTGCTTGACAGAATTTCATTTCTTGTAAACCTGTCTGCAATGTCAGCGAGTTTACTTACTGGAACGAGCTTAAACGGGTCTCTAAAGAACATAAAAGACTGCCCTTGCGTTCTGGCAGTCTTGGTTAGAAATCTTCTCTTAAGCCCGTCAGTGATTGCAGAAAGAACGGGTTCGATTGTTCTTGTGTAGTAATTTAGCATTACTTCTTCAGAAGCAGAGCCGTTCATTATCTCCTCAGTAATTCCGAGCTGGCTGTAGAGCAGCGCCTTATCGGAATCTATCTGGGCCTGGAGGTTATTATCAATCGGGCGGTTAAGCTGAGTAATGTGCTCCGTCCCATCCGTATAGGCGATACCGTATTTAGATCCTGCAAGCTGCATCTCAATATCTTTTCTTCTTGATTCAGCCTGCTTTCTTCTTGCTTCAGTCTTAATAACATAAGGAAGCTGGATTATAAGATCGAGTTTTCCAGATGTATTGTCGGCGTTAAGCTTATCAAGAAGAGCAAGTTTATAAATAAGCCTCTTCGCAGTAGAATTTGGCTCGTTCATAACTGCATAAAAAGGATTCTCGATAATTGCAACTTTACTTTTGGGAAGGATGATCTCTTCTTTAATTCCCTTTCTATCGTTGTAGACCTGAACACGAACAGCCTGAGCAAACCACTCAGTAATCTTGCCGGTTCTCATCGAATAAATATCAAAGGAATCGTCGGAGTACACGCTGTGGCTTGTATCTATAGGAACAAGCGCAACGCATCCTTCATCAAACATCGAAAGTACTATGTCTTTAACAAAGTCCCTGCCCGACTGATCAACATTAGCTTCGAGATTAAAAATATCATTGATTGGGTCTTTAATGGTCTCAAGATAATTCTCGTTTTCATCGACTCGCACATGCTCGATTGAAATCGATGCGGCATCAACTGCTATCCGGTTGTAAATGGCCGTAACAATTGACCGATCATTACCTCGGGTCATCCTAACCCTATCCGGCCGTGTAAAATTCGAACCAACAAGGTCCAGCGTTGAATAAGAAGGGTCCTTATTGTTTACGAACGCGTTCCAGCCGCGTTTAATTCGTTCTGTAAATGACGCCATTTACACCTCCAAATTTTGTAGTTACACTAAACCTTTCAGCTTATACCATTTCATAGCGGCCATAGCTTTATCTTGCTCAGACACAAATGTCTCGCCGCTCTTTTGTAGAAACCCTTTTGGATCAAGCAATATTAATGGCCTATCTGTGAATTTTCCAGCATCGAAATAGTCTATTATTGCCCCATACCCGGCACTGAGAAGCTTATTGGAAAGCATCTTAGAATCATCGCCTTTATCGACCATAGCATACATGGCAGTATCAAATGGGCTGCTACCTGGAATAGCTAAATCGATGGTAAACGATCTTTCTGCAAGCACCCTAAGAATTGAGTCGCTAAGCTCCGACCCTCCTTTTTTGGAGGCATAGATCCATCTTCTAACATATGATTCCTTAACCGCTTCTTTATACGACGGATCATTATTCCACAGGTCATAAAATACTTTTTCTACAGCTTTTTTATTCGGAATCTTTATGTCTTTAGTGACTTCATAAACCGTATGATAACGTTCTCCAGTTCCAGCCCAGTCTTTAAGTACGCCTTTATAAGCCTGAACATCGATGTCTTTATACGCGGCATAAGCTATCTTATCGATTTTAGTAATATCAAGATCCTTGTAAGCTTCCATTCGATGAATCGATGAGCCGGCAGACAATATCTCGTCAATATCGTCCGCTGCTGACCGCATGGCGGTCTCTGCTAGTTGCTTGACATGTGACTTATCGATTTTCCCTGCGGCGTACGCCATTTGATAGTCAGCGAGTGCAGAATATCGATACGCAGCATACAAACCAACGCCAATTCCAGCGGCAGCGGCGACTGTCAACAAGACTTTTTTTGTCTGTTGCTTTCTCTCTATATCGTCCTGTAATTCTTTCTTAGAAGCGGTTTTATAAAACTGCTGTTTTTCCGAATTCCCAGAATATCTAGAGACCATCTCGCTTCGGTAATCTGACAGTTCTTTATCGCTTATCCGCCTTCGAGAGTCATTCGATTTGATACTGGCTGCCGTTTTTTCATGCCCATCACCATCGTTTTCTTCGTTTCTTTTCTTAAGACTTGCTTTCCAGCCAGCTTTCACTTCTGATTTTGAATGATCTCCAGAGCCTAGAGGATACGGGGGGCCATTCCGATGCCCCCATTTCTGTCCGAGAATACCGTGATGGTATAATTCGTTACTTTGCATCCGCTCCCTCCATATCACAAGTATCTAAGAAGTGCGGCAATCCTTTTTCCTGCGCTATAAGCGTTGACGGCGTTATCCGATAATTCTTTAAAAGATTTTAAATCGGAATTTACAGCGTCTCTACCTCGTTTAATAATACTATCGCTTTTGGCCAAAGAAGCTACTGTGTTCTGCATCTGAATTCTATTAATAGCTTTTCTAAGTTCGTCATCCGTCATCTGGTCCATATTTTTCTTTACTTCTTTTGCAGAGACGTTATAATGCTTCTTCTCAGAAGAGCTCATGGAAGACTTTGAAAGCGGATACGGGGGACCATTCTGTACTCCCCACTTCTGGCCAAGGATCCCATAATGATACAGTTCGTTTTTCATAACAGCACCTCATCTGTATTTCTGTGGATCATATCCGTATGAAATCATTCCAATAGACCGACCGCCTTCACTTCCAAGCAGTTTTCCAACTTTAGAAGCTCCGGCAGAGATTGCGGCTCTGACCGCGAGGTTTACAGCAGGGTCATTAACGACGTCGAATTTTGTTGCAAGGGCGTCAGTTGCTTTTTTGCTCATCATAAAGCCGGCAATAGCGCCGCCAACTTCACCAATAGTTCTACCGACTGCGCCAGCTGCTTGAGCGGTTCGCCTGGCGCTATTTATACGATCGGCCTCTCTACTTCTAGCCCCAGAAACGCTTTCCCCTCTATTAATTCGCTTTTCTATTCTTGAAGCTCCGGACCGTCCATATACAGACCGGTCCCTCTTCTTCTGATCAGAAGAATACCTCGGGTTTTCTCTATTCTTCCTACTATCGCCAACGCCGTAATGAGCTCGCCCTTCAGGGGTTAAAGTGCCGTCTTCATATTGATAGTTCCGTCTCCCCCATTTCTGGCCTAAAATGCCATAGTGATATAGTTCATTGTTCATTGTTTTTTCTCGTCCTTTACAGTCCATCGATATCCTGCCACTTGATCAATCGGCACTATAGTTGTCCCACCAAGAGCAGTTAGAGGGATGGTTACGGCCATCATCAGGGCCCATTCAGATGGTTTATATGGAGTTCGCAGAGTCGGGATTGCGGATACCGTAAGTCCAGCGGCGTTAGCTTCGTCCAATATTTTATTCGCATCACTGATATGTTTCTGCGCCGTCTCCTCGAATCCCGCTCTTAACGCAGATAATTCTTCTCTCCTTGACTCAAGTTTTGCATTTTTGTCGGCTCGCCCCTTGGCTATATTCTTCGATATACTTTTATCGATGGACCTTATTTGTTCGTTTACATTATTATGTTCCCATTCTGCACGGATTCTCTTCTTGTCGAGTTTGTTTAGAGACCGCTGATAATTTTTAGCAGCTTTTCGACGTTCTCCGACCCCATAATGTACACGCCCTTCAGGGGTTAAGGAGCCGTCTTCATATTGATAGTTCCGTTTCCCCCATTTCTGACCGGAAACGCCATAATGTATCAAATAATTATTCATATCCGATTGATTACCTCTTTCTTATACGCGACTTTCCCTGAAGAATTAACGCCCCTCCGAACATTATCCATATCGTAATCTTTAGAAGCTAAGGCGCTGTATACACCAATTTCCCCTCTTTTAGAAACAAATCGCAAAACCATCCCGGATGGTGAATAAGATTCAACGGTCTTCATTTCCTCATTCATAATCCTTGCAAGTTCCATATTGTATTTTGCAATGTAATTTTTATTGACACTGCCGTCCTTGTTTTTATATGGAATCTCCCGTTTCAAAGCTCGATCATAGCTTTTAAGGTCGGAACTTTTTTGAACTTTCTTTTGCAAAGAGCGGGCCGTTGTACGGCTTTGCTTCTTTAACCATTTTTTATCTTTCCGTTCTAAGCTTCCTCTAGGAGGCCCCACCCCATAGTGGTCCCGGCCTTCAGGAGTTAAAGAACCATCCTCATACTGATAGTTCCTTTTTCCCCATTTCTGGCCGAGAATGCCCCAATGCTTAAGTTCTGTTTGCATTTTGAATTCTCCTACTCGAACGCGTCCCGATTTGCCTTGTATGAGACATACGCGTCCATCATAGCTGAAACATTATCAATCTTTTCAGAATGTCTTTTCTTTAAGAGCTTTCGATTACCGTTTGTATCTTCAATTGTGATACAGTTGCCCATGGTGTACTGCATAAGAGCTTCATCAAAAATTAGCATCTTTTCTGAAGCAAGGATCTTAAGCTCTCCCAAAGGAACAGACTCGGTTTTTGCGCCCTGAATGACTTTTGTTATCCCAAATGGCCCATTCTCTGACGCCCATCTTTCCACAAATTCCTTTGCGTTATATGGGTCAAAGCCAAATGACCTTACATCGTAGCCGCGTTCTTGTATATGGCGGTCCAAATCGTCATACACATCGATCATGTCAAGAACAGTGCAGTCAAGAACTATAAGACTGCCTTCTTCAATAAATTCCTCGTACTTCATACGAGCGGCAAGAGGGAGCCTAGAAAGCGTCAAAGATGAAATGTAACTTCTTGTCTTTACGCCAAAGCAGCCGTTCTTAAGCGGGAATAAAAATGTAAATGCGCAAAAGTCATCTCCCTGAGAAAGGTCTGCACCAAGAGCGCAGGGCATAGACCAGAAGTCCTGCTTTCTTTGTGGAAGGGTTTCTTCATAAGTAAAGAAATATGTGTAGCCTTCAAGAGGAATCCCAAATCTTTTAGCTAGAATATCGTTTCTAGCGGAAGGTGCTTTCTCAGCTCTTTCGACGTCAAGCTGATACGTCTCATATGTAACTGTCTTACCAAGATTCGGGTTCGCCTTTATCCACATAGCAGGGTCGGAAACTTCTTTAACATCATCAAGCTTGTACCACCAAATAGATACATGCGGATTGACGTAATCGCCTTTGAGAATGTCCATAAGCTCCATCCCAATTGTGTCTCCAGAACCGTTTCGAACCGTTCCTTCGGAGCTCACAGCAAGGATCAGATAGTCGTCATTCTTAGATGCGCCCTGTTCAAGAGCGCCTATAACGTCTTCTCTTACATCCCCAGATTTCCATTCGTCAACGGAGTTGATCCTGCTGTTTAAACCCTGAAGTTTATCAATTCTCATGGGGCGCTGTTCAAGAAGTGAACCTGTAAGAAAGTTCTCGATGCCTTTCTTAGTTGAAGCAAGCTTAACTCTATTTGCTTTTGAGCCAGTGGTGTTCTGAAGAGAGCCTTCAGTTAAAAACTTAAATAAGGGGCCTCTTGCTCTGGTGATTGAGGTCCGGATGGGCGAAAGAACTTCTTCTGCTTGTTTCATTGTAGGGGCGGTCGTGACCTGATGGGTCGTGGTTGTATCTATGTTTAGAAAATAACTTTGAATCGTAGATACGTACATAGACTTTGCGGCACCTCTTGCAACAATAAGGTACTGCTTGTTTGTAAGGCGCTTCTTTATACGCTTATTAACGTATCTCCCGCCGTGCCCATTAGGATTTGGCTCCCATACACTTCTTTCGATGAAGTAATACCAACCA